TTCCATCTTGTCGATCTTTTTAGACATTTCATCGAACTTGGCCTCGTAGTTCTCTACCTTCTGCCAAAGCACTCCATAGCGCACGGGGTCTATTTCAAAAGCCATGTCTATACCTTATGGCAAAGTCGCAACAAATTCACTAGCCTGTTCTTGTGTCATCACATTCCCATCGGCATCTTGCAGTTCTGCACCAGCTAAGATTTCTTTTTTGAAGGTTTGGTAGTCTGTGTTGGCTGGGTCGAATGGGATTCCAGTTATGCCATCTTTAAGCACACCGCTAATTTCGCCTGTTTTGCCGTCTTTTATTAATTTATACATTTTATAGTTCCGAACTTAATTCAATAAAATCAGTTGAACCACTAGCGAGATAAACAAAATAATTTTGTAAACTTGTGTATCCTGTTTGAGTTGCTTTAAATCTTACATAATTATTAAACAATGCAATGGATGCTGGAACTGTCAAAGTAACTTGATTTCCACCACCAATAGAAGATATTGTTCCGTTAAATGTTACAGAAGGGGTAGCTCTTAATGTTGTTGGCGGTTGCAAGATAACCTGTGCTTGCGATGCTGAATCTCTAAAAGCAGTACCAATTCCTGAGTCACCACTACCAGTACCACCAAAACGAGTGTAATATCGTTGGCAAAGCACTAATTCAGTTCCATAAGGTCTGTAATCAAAGCTAGTAGCTGTAGAGCCTACCTCTAGCTGAACTCCTGTGATGTAAAAAGTTGCTCCGTTTGTGCCGACTACGGATGTTGCTCCTGTGGCAGAATAATAAGTAGAACCTGACCATGAACCAGCAGTACCGCTATAAGTTGAGCCTGTGCCTAATCCAATAATTAAAGTAATTCCAACTCCATTAGTAGTTAGCCAAGTTCCGCTTGTATCGCCAGCAATAGTTATTGATTTTTGCTCCCAAGTATTTGCAGATGAAATTGTGTAGCTAAATGGATAACTTCTAGTGCCTCCATTATTTATTAAAGCACCACCAAAAGTACCCGTCAATGAACTACGCACCCAAAAAGACAAAGTTACTGTTTTTGCATTGGCAGTTCCCCAGCCTAAATCAGCTATGTTATAGCCTTCAATACCTTGATAAATTTCAAAAATGTCTGTTGCAGTAATGCTATATGCTGAAGATGATGTAATACCCAAATAATTACTAAATCCTACTGGTGGAGTTACAGAACCAGCGTTTTGTTGGATTGTAAATTTAGATGCAACCGAACCATAAGAAGCCCATCTATCTACTGTATAAGTGGTTGATGCAGTATTTGTAACACTAGCACCAGCATTACGCTGGTCAATCACGCACGCTCCGTTTATTATTTTGTTCTTCATTCCTATTACAGGAGTAACGGCATTGCTACTAATAGCACCGCCATACATCGGTGTCGTGATACCGCTTGTGCCGTCAATGGTTACTGGTGGCATGATTGCTCCTTACGCTGTTGATGCCATACTTTAATGGCTTGACTAATTTTCATTTTATCCTCGTCTGTGTAAACTCTTTTTGCTCTTGATGCTCGCATCTTAGCCTTAGTTTCTTCAGATAACTTTTTACCTTTATGTGGATGCACATCAAGCGACTTCCAATACATACGCTGTGATTCACTCATTTTGGCACGAGTTTCTTCTGTATGCTTTTTGCCTAATTGAGGTGCGTGATACACATACTTACCCCATCTGCCACCGCTTTCAAGGTTATAGCCATTAGGTGCTAATGTGCCAATAACATTAATCCAAAATTGCTCTAAGTAATCTAGCGTTTTGTCATCGGCTACTTTGTCACAAATAATGTCGTAGCTAAAATTTTTAAATCCATGCTTTTTATATGCGGCACGAATAGCGTGTCCATGACCATGCCTTGAATGTTGGGTTATAGTTTGCCCAACATATTGCTTACCATTCAAATTGTTGGTAACGCAATAGACACGACCCATTATGCAAGCTCCTCATCTGTTGGTCGTGGCAAGGTTGGGTGTTCCCACTTAGCAATGTAATCGCCTTTGCCGTCTGAATTGTTTTGAAGTGTAATTACAGTCCAAAAATCTTCATCTTCAAGATTTGGATAAATTGTTTTAATTTTGTCGTATAAAGTCATTACGCACCCCTTACCATTGTTGCTGAAAATAAAGAAGCGTATGGTGCTGAACCATAATCTACATTTGGTGCTGAAGCATTTGAATAAACATAAACTTCAATGTAATCAGTTGTGCCATTCATGTAAATTAAACCGCTAAAAGGTACACTCATATAGGTAATAGTAGATTGGTTAAAATCTGACCTTGTGTATTCTGCACCATTTTTATAAATAGATACGATTGCTCTTGTATATGTAGAACTGTTTTGTATTCCAATATAACCAGTAACTTGATAATAACCAGCTACAGTTGGAGTAAAACGATAATTTGTTGTTGAATCGTAACAGTTATTAGTATCAAAAACTTCTGATTGAATGGCTACTTTTGTAAAAGTATTTTGACTAAATGCTTGGTAAGCACCAAAACGAAAAGCACTAAACGCTGGCATATTACCGCTAACCATTGCTGTGCCTGTTACCGATGGCACAGTAACTAAGTTACCAGTACCCGATGCTAACTGTAATACACCTGAGTTATCGGCTGAGGTAGTTAAGCCCGAACTATTTGTTGCCGTTATGACGCTCGCCATTTACGCTACTCCTTTGGGAAATTTTTGTTTCACAGCTTGGACTTTAGCGAGCATTGCTTCGGCTTCTGCACCGCCCTTCCATAACGCATCTAACTGGTCACCGATGGGTGGGTATTCTGATGCTCGTTTAGCAATATAAGCATGAGCATCTACATAAGCCTGTACTGCATCTTTATCGTATGCGACTTCATTGCCGTCTGCATCGTAAGCAATATCGCCACGAATGGTGACTACGGATGGGTTTAGTTTGTAAATAGCATCAATCATCCTGCAATCTCCATAAGGGTAATCGTTCCAGTTAAACTATTATGAAATATCGTAACAGAGCCACCATTGGTGCTTGCAAAATAAACTGTATATGCAGTAGATGATGTTGTTGCTGGAGAATCCAAAACACTAAGCGAGCCAACACCTTGTAAATTTCCAACATTATTATATAACTGACCATAACCTAATTGACCACCATTATTAGGTGCTAAATTTGTGGTGTTATTTCTATATAAGGTATAAGTTAATTGTCTAGCTGTATCGTCAATTGTGCATGGAAAAGAAACAAGAATTAAAATTCTGCTACTAGAACTTGTTGGAGTAATTGACGCAGTTAGTCCTGATGTAACATAAGTAGCACTTGATGTGTTTGTTATTGTTCCAAAAGTAGAATTAACCACCTGAATCACATTACCAGCTTTAGGTGATGTAGTAGTAAGAATTGTTCCTGATACGGCTGGCAAGTCTAATACAGTAGTACCAGCAACGGCTGGTTCTTGTAATGTAACGCTACCCGATGTTGAGCCTTGTAAGACAATAGACATTATTTACTCCTTTTGTATATTTTAGTGGTTTTCATCTTACAATACCACCCATCTTTGACCGCTAGGAATCGTTACCGACACGCCACCTGAGATAGTAATTGGCCCTACCGAGAATCCATTTTTACCCGTTGTAAGTGTGTAATTTGCGGAGATTACGAGGTTGTTTTCATAAATAACTCCGTTTGCTTGTGCTCCACTAATACCACCCCAAGCACCATCAATATAGCCTTCAAAACTATTTTCATCGGTGTTATAGCGAAACATTCCATCTGAGGGTGTACCAGTTCTTTGAGCAGTTGTGCCTGCGGGGGATAAGATATGCCCTGTACCTGTGCAAGTAACATTACCTGTAAAGGTAGGTGTCTTAAATTGAGCAAACTCTACCGCTTCACCTGATGCTGAACCCGCTACTAAGTTAACTATCTTATGTGTATTTAGGTCTAAATTACCCGTCATTGGGGTTTGACCATCTGCGGCAACCGAATCCGTAAGGGCTGCAGCCAAGTCATTCATGGTGTTATTAGCCCATGTACTCGATATAGTTGTGCCTGTTACTACGGGATTACCCGCAGGTAGGGAATATGTGCCTGACCCGTTTCTACTCATTTATTGCTCCTTGTACGCCTTGTGTAGTCAACATACGAGCCATGTTTCTTAGCTCTGCGTCTGATAGTTTTGGAATATTGCGTGTAGCTCTGCCTACACCATAAGCACCCATACCAACTAAGCGTGGGCTAGTTAATGGTAATGCGGCTAATGCCATAGGGTTTACAGTTAAAGCACCGCCAGCACCAATACCTAAAGCTGCACCTTGCCCCGCCAATCCTCTTGGGGTAAATGAACTTAGTGCTTGACCTGCTAATGCTGGCATTAAGTCTTGACCGCCTTGTTCTTGTAAAGCCTTAGCCAATTCCATGCGATAACCATAATTGGTATTAGCGTTATTGCGAGTTAAAGACTGTAGTTTACGAATAGCGGTGTCGGCTGCACTTCTGTTATTTAAAGACAACGCTCTTTCAATTTCACGCTCAAGGCTTAAAGATTCTTCATACGCTTTCATTGTTTTAGCGTAGTTTTTGTCTTGAGCCACAATCGTATCTTTAACAGTATTGCGAACAGAAGTTACTGCTCGTTGTACTTGCTTTTGCATTGGGCTGTCAGGATATAAAGCATCTAAACGCTGTTTAAGGGCATCTAAACCTTCAGCAGTATGCAAAGCAGGGTCTTTTTGCCATGTTTTGACAATCCCTTGTAATTCTTCAACCTTGCGGAGTTCATCTGAGCCAATCTTAAATTGTGAACTTGTAGGTGTTTTTACTTTAAGGCTTTCTACAACCTCATCTAATTTGCCCGTAATAGGTGCAAAATCTAATTTGGTTTGATTAGCCATAACAGGTTTGATGGTTTGCCCATAAGCCTGACTTCTAGCAGAACGCATATTAGCCAACGCATCTTTAGCTTGGTCTAATACATCCATAGCAGAAACATCACCACGAATATTTTGCAAGAACGCTTGGTTGCCTTCACGCCCTGCTCGTAATGCTTGTGATATAGATTCTTCGCCAGCACCCGTAGTTAAGCCTAAACCTCTACGAATAGCCCCACCTGCCGCTTGTATGCCACGACCAATGACAGGTATAGCCGTACCGATTGCACCGCCTGTAGCTACATTTTGACCCATTTGTTCGTACATTTGTGGGCCAGTAGCACCTGTTTCTACGGGGGTCATAGCACCTGTAATAGCACCTACACCAGCACCTTGAACATAAGGATTGGCACGAGCAAAACTAGGAATCATGCCCACGCCTTTGGCTACGCCAGCAGCAGGCAATATTGCACCGCCTACACGCCCACCAATATATGACGCTGGATTTGCTTCTTCATAAACTTGTGATTCTTGGGCTAAACGCTTTACAGCATCACTAACGCCACCACGCCCACCTGTAACGCCTTGAGCTACAGCTAATAATGGGTCAATAGCAGAACGAGTAGCACCTGCCATAAACGACTCTAATGGTCTAGGTTCAGGTTGTACATTTAGACGCACACCACGCACAGGTCTGCCAACTGCTGCACCGCCACCCGTTTCAGCAAATTGAGATTGCGTGGGTTGTGGTTGTAAAGACATTAAACCTTCATTAGAAAGTTTAGTTAAATCGCCACCTTTAAGGGCTAACAAATCGGCATCTGAAAGTTTGGATAAATCCATTACTTTAGTCCTCTGCGTTTTAATTCTGCATCAATAGCGGATTGGCTAGGCATACCCACAGGTTTTTCTTCTTTTAGTGTTTTGGGTTGTTGCCCAATAGGTTGAGCACCTAAATTAGCACCACGCCCTGCGGCAATACCAATATCTCGTTCTGCTTGTTCACGAGCAGCAGCTTTTTGAGCAATTTGTTCAGGCTTGTCACCAAAAACAGGAAAGAATGTTCGATTGTTTCTAACAACTTCAGGCTCAGTAGCGGCAGCACCCGTTTTAAATCGCAAATAGGCTTCTGACCATTGGTCTTGTGCTTGTTTATATTGCTGTGCAGCAACAGGTATAACTGGGTTAGCAACACCACCAGCAAGACGAACAGCAGTTTGTGATTTAAATGATGTTGGGTCAAAACCTTGCTTTTCTAGGGTGTTAACTGCGTTACTAGCAGAAACCATTTGGCTTTGGAAAGCAGACGCTTTGCCTTGAGATTCAGTTAAATCTTTTCCACTTGCTTTAGTTTGTTTATCAAATTCAAACTTTTCTCTGTCAAGATTTAATCGTTCTCTTTCAGCAGGAGTAATTTGCTGTTTGTAATCATTAAATGTGCCTTTAAACCCTTGTGCTTTAGCAAATTCAAAGTTTTGCATATCAGTTGTAGGTTTAGGCGTTTCAGGTAATGCTCTTTGCACCAATGTTGGTAATAATTCTTTGCCAGCACCATACTGAGATTGCAAAGCTAAAGCCATTGCACCTTGAACATCAGTGGGTAATTTTTCAATAATTGCTTGGGTTTCTGCTTGTTTACCAGTTTGTATAGAACGCAACAAATCAGCCATAGCTTTATCGCCTTTTTCTGCTAGGCGTGTACCTGCATAGGTTTGAAATAAAGGTGCAGCGTATTGAAAGAAACTAGGTGCAACATAACGCCCACTTACCATCTGTCCTGACGGCATTTGCTGACCCTGTTGCATTAGCAACTGAGCCATCTGCTGTTGGCGGTTTAAAGCTTGCTGTTGTTGCATTATTTCAGGTGGTAGATTACCCGCAAGGTTGAGCATTGGTTGAGCCATATTAATATCCTGATTGCATATATGCTGGGTCTAAATATTGGGGCATTGGTTGGCTGTAATCCGTTACAGGTGCTGGCTTATGGTCTTTTTTGCGTAACATTTGAGCCATCATCATAGGATTCATGCCACCTTGAGTTGTTTGACCTGCTTGCTGAGTCAATCCTTGAGCTTGTTGCATAGCCATATTTTGCATGGCTTGTTGATTTGCTATGTTTTGATAATACGGGGCTAACCCACCTAAATCTTGAGTTTGGGGCATCTGTTGAATGTAGGGGTTGTACATATTCATGGTAATAGTCCGTAATCTACGACTTTATAGCCGTCATCTAGAGTCTTAACTGCATAAGGGAATACTTGTTCTACTTCTTGTGCCATCACACCAACATGGATACCATCACCTGCTAATGGATGTGACTTGATTTCATCAACATACTCAAAGCTATATAAAGTCAAGCCGTTGTCCATTACACCTACAGGTTTAATGTTTTCTTTTAGTCTGACATCAGAGAAAGCCATAATTCCAGCACCACCTAATCCCATTAATCCTTGATTAAGGTTAGCTTGGGCGGCTTGTTTGGCGTTAAAGTCACCCATTTGAGCGTTGTATTGCATCCC